CTACTGTGTTATCCTCTTTGGTTTCCGTGTCCCAACTCATGTTATGAACCGTGAAACCATCCCAAACATCTTGCGTTTCCATAGCTGGGTTTGGACCGGAAAGTTTATATACACTACCGTCTTTATTGTAGAGTGTCATACTACTATATAGTTATGCTTTAGGAGTAAAAACAAACGATGGCCTTAGTCGTACCAAATACCGCCGATGTGCTGATGTTGAAATACATCTTGAATCAACTAACAACGGACGGTAGCCCCGGCGGTTCTGGTGGTCAAAGGGTATTGAAGCTTTTTTCCAACGGCAATTTAAATCCAGCAAAAACTACTGAAATTGCAGATATTACAGAACTTTCACACCCTGACTATACGCAAAAAACACTCTTTGGCGCAAGCTGGACTATTGCAACATCAACGGCTGGCACAAATACCGCTGTTTATAGTGAGCAGGTTTTCAATTTTTCTTCAGGAGTAAGCGTCTACGGCTACTATGTTACTAATGCTACAGGTTCTTTGTTATGGGTGGAAAGATTTTCCACGACTCCGTTCGTTCTTACCGGTGCGGGCGAGATCGCAGTAACCCCACGATTAACTTTGGATTAAAAATTATTACACATCAAAATTACTAAGCCCATTTTCTTTAAGAAGATGGGCTTTTTTATTGTGAAAAATAAATTACCAACATAAATAAAAAAGAGGTATATCATGAGTGATTTAAGTTTTAGAGAATGGTTGTATGCTGAAGAATTGGAAGACATGGATGCATCATCCAATCCTGCTGGTGCGTCCGCTTCTAATTTGATACCCGTTCGTAGAAGAACTGGAGTAAGAAGACCCAGAAGTTCTGAAACGGAGCCCGTTGCATCGGCCCAGCCATTCACGATGAAGCCTTGGCCGTCCCTGATCAGTCCAAGCCCAGTTGGTCGCTCTAGTGCAGAGCCAATAATAGGGCCCACTAGATGGGAAAGACCCGGAGGTGGCGTTTATAACCCTCCCAAGAGAAAGTCTGCTTTCTCTGGAAAAGAACCCGGAGCTTACAGACGAGCCAGCAAGAAAGCAGGTCACTACGAAGCCGATCCTGCCCACAACGATATCTTGGAACAAATTCTTGGATTTACTCCAGCAAGTGGCAAGGCGTGGACTAAGGAAATTGGAGACTTCCTCTTTTTCAAATTTAAGAACTTCAAAGACAAGAATGAAGTAAATCAAAAAATCAATACGGCAATCAATGATTTTGTTGTGCGTTACAATGATCCAAACTTCGGCAGAAGATTTGCTGATGACGAAGGCAACAGGTCTTTTACAAGCTTCAAAGACAAAATTGAAGCAGCGGAAACCGTTGCTGAAAAAACAAATATTGTCAAGTTTGCTCTTAGAAAAATAATTAGCCAATTGTTTGCTATAGATGCAAGAGAGACCGGCAAAATGCATCGTGCAGGACAACAGCAAAAGGTTTTGGGTCGTAGAACTGGAACTCCTGTTCAGCAAATTTCGATGGACGATTTGCAGTCATATGTTGGCACTCCCGATTACGACAACATGTTGCGTCAGATGGACCCAGCTACGGGAGGCAGAAGAGTAGCCCGAGACTGGATGAGCAACAGATATGCGGGCGACAAAGTTGCAAAAGTCTTAAAGGGAGACCCCACCAAAGCCGTGAAATTGATGTCGCAAATTTTGGGCAGAGAAACCACTCCTGAAGAAATCGATCAGATGAGAAAAGATTTGGAAAGCCAAGGATTTTCTTTGCCACAAAGAATTTTTGACTTAGCTGGGCAAGCTACTCCCGAGGCGCAAGCTTTCATGCGAGATGCTAGAGATTATATTTCCCAAGAGCTCATGGACGAACTGCATCGCAAACAGACAACAAGAAGTCGTGGTCCTCAAACTGGAGCAGGTGCAAAAATTCAACAAGCTGCAATTGAAATGTTGGATGATTTTATCGCCGGTAAAGAAATCACAAACACCATTAAAGACAAATATCCAGAAATCACAAATCCGAGCAGGGTTCTCGACGCAATTAGATCGGCAACTAGAAAAGTTGTCGATGAATATGGCACAGAAGAACAAAAGCGTATGTTCCAAGCATACACAAGCAGGATTGAGAGAGGCAGACTTCAGGCGAAATCCAACAAAACAAGCTCTAAAAAGGAAAGTTAATGCCTATAAAGAATTTGGATGGAAGTCCATATAGTCTTAGAGGCAGCGTTCAAATGTACGATCCCTTAGATCGTACATTTGATCTTTTTAATTTATGGGATCAAGAAGCAATTAGAAGAGGTGGATCGCCAATTTACTACTATGAGGTAGTAATTACGCAAAACATGATTGATCCGATATATTTAGAAGCACGCAATAAGTTGTTTTCAAATAATCCCGTGCAACTCTGGTGTACTTATGATCCGATTCCAAGTCAAAACTTGGTAAATCAATTTGGCATAGATGCACCGGATGAAATGAAATTTGAATTGAATTATCGTTCAGTTCTTCAAAGTCTTGGACATCCACCAAAGATTGGTTCTAGGCTTTTTACGCCTCATCTGCGTGAAAACTGGGTGATTGTGCAGCGCAACTTGGGAGAATTCAAAATGTGGGGAGTTTTGAGAATAGAGCTTATTTGTCAAAGGTTCCAAGAGGATGTGGTTACTGGAGATGGAAAAGTTACGCAGAAGCAACCGGACCTTAAAATCAAGATCGTATGAGGAAAATCCTATGAAGACATTTTATGAATTTTTAAAACAAATGTGGAGCGAGCAAGGTCCTGTTCAAAACGCCCCTGTGGCTGGACAGCCTCAAGGAGCACAGCCTGCTGCTGCTGCGCCTATGCCTCCCGGCCAGCAAGGTGCACAACAGCAACAAGCTGGAGGCAGAGGTGTTTCGCCAGCAGTTCCACCTCCCGATAAGGCATTTAACGACATTCTAACAACCGCAGCTAAAAATACAGATTTCGTAACTGCTTTGATGCGAAATGCCCCCAAGGTGACTAATCCTGACATGAAAAAGTTTTTGACATCATTTGCTCAAAGTTTGAACAACTCACAACAAGCTGCTAAATCCGGCGGTCAAGCACAACAGGCTCAACAAGGGCAAGCCGCCCCACAAGCTGGTGGTGCGGGCATGGCTGGAGGAACGCCTACTGCTGGAAAATAATCTGCGTCGATTTGTAAAGGGTGGGTTTATTCACCCGAAAAAATAACTTTCTCGGTAATTTTGGTTTTTTAAATTTAGCCACAGGTTCCCCAGCAATATATGTTGGCACCTTGTGGCTTCTTTTTTTAATTCTGAAGGCCTTCATTTTTTTTCCTCATAAAAAGTCTGCCTTTGAATTTTCTTTGAACTTTGCTATGCAAATTTTTTGAAACTTGATCAAGAAACTTGATAACACCATCTTTACCACTTTTAGTAAAAACATTATTCAACACTTTGTATTTATCGTTGAAATTATGACCTAAATTATCGTGCCAGTCATTTGTCGAGAATATTTTTCCATATTTTACGATGATATCATCAATATTGTTTCTTCGGTTAGCCTCAGTCGCTGTCATGGGTTCGATATCGTACTGCACCTTTCGAGGCAATACTAGAATCTGAGCGTAGGGCTCGCCTTTTCTGAAAATATATGTTTGCCCCGGCATGGGATTTTTGAAAACTACAAAGAAAATTTTAGGCCACCATGCTGTCGCCAAATGACCGGGAATGCACAGCGGAGTGGTATGTGTTTCGTCGGTGTAATAGCGGGGATGTGGCTCCAATCTGAGTATGTGGCCTTCTGGGACCATGATATCGGCACAGGAACTCATGCCGAAATGCCCCGGAGCAAAAGTTGAAAAAGGAGGTAGACTTATTTGTGGGACTATTTTGTGTTTTTCTTGGGAAAAATCTCCTATAAACTTAAGTTCTCCATCGACATATTTAACATGGCATTCCGTATCGAAATTATAAACGAGTTCAAGTCCATAAGTGCTTGCTTCGACAAAAGGGGTGCAATGCCAAGCTTGTGGCACATCGCCGTCTGTGTGTTTATTCTGTTCACCGGCCCAGCCGGGGATTTGCAATCGAATTGGTCGAGGCGGTTCCCCTTGATACCAAGTTCTGTATTTGATTGGTATTTTTTCCACAATTCAGTCCTTCGTGAATACTTACTTGAGGAGTAAAAATGAGCACAGATTCGCCAAATCATCAACAAAGAGATTACACCCAATGTGATCC